CGCCCCGATCAGGCTGCCTGCACCGCGCACGCTGTCGATGCTGGCGTCTTCCCCGTTGCCTTTGCGGATGTGATGGACCAGCCCGATGGCGCACTTTGTCTCGTCAGCCACGCGCCTTATTTCTGCCACAATGGCGTTGACGGCCATGTTGTCGTTCTCGTTGATGTTGTGCGCGCCGACGAATGGATCGATGAACACGCATCCGATCTGCTTTTCTGGTATTTTGGCACATAGGTATTCGACCAGCTTGGTATTGGGCAGGACGCCTTCGCGGGTCTGGATGCCGAACTTTAGGCTGAAGTCTCGGCCCGCGTTGACGAACAGGCGGCCACGCACGTCGTCTGGCTTGATGCCGTAATGCCGCATAGCAGCTAGAACCCGGCGCTGTATTTCTTCCAGCGGGTCTTCAAGATTGACGATCCAGACGTTGGTGCGCTCTTTCACCTCCTCGCCCAGCAGCGGCCTGCCTGTCACGATGGCGAGGGCCTCTACGATCTGGAGGCTGGTCTTGCCGATGCCGCCTGCCGATGCGAGCACGCTGACGAATGACCGCAGGTAATGGTGGGCATAGATCCAGCGGCGCGGCTCAATGCTGGCCTCGTCAAACATATCATAGAGCGTGGGCCAATCCGGGGCCGCCTCGGGGGCGTCTGGAGTGTCGAACGAGCCAAGGTCTATGTCGTCGGCCTCTGCGCTGGCAGGTGGCTCCTGCGCGGCCTGCGGGGCCACATAGTCGAAATCATCCATACCGTTTTCGGGCAGTTCGATCTCGGCCTTGGCCGGGCTGATCTCTACGCCATAGGCGCGCACGGCTTTGTCAAAATCGCCGTCATGCTCATAATGGACAAATAGATCGAAGGCATCTCCCCAACAGTATGAGTTCTCGCCCAGCGATTTGGATTTGCCGACGCCTGCGGCTGCGTCAGATCCAGACAGGCTGACCCAATGCGATAAGAAGTTCTGCGTGGCGAAGCTGGGCGACGTTTGATACCGAGAACGGTAATGCTGGGAAGATCCGCGCCGTTCGTATTGATAACGGGCGAACAGGTCTTCGATGGTATGGTCAGCGTTGAAGGCATCGACCGGGCTGACCTGATCGGGAAACTTCTGCCGACGCTCGGCACGCTGGCGCTCACGTTCGACCCGCGACCGCTCGGCCTGTTCGGCGGCAAGGCGGTATTGTTCCAGCCTGCGGTCGATCTCTTGACGGATGGCGCTGTTGGCATCCAGACGCAGCGTGCCGGTGCGGATGATGCGCTGCTGGTAGAAGATCGGGGTAAGATCCGGGTTACGTTTGCCGAGCGGCACGTTGGGCAAATAGATCGGCTGTCCGCAGCGTGCCAGCGCGCCGTCTGGGTGTATGCCATTGGCATGCAACAGATCAAAGAAAGCGGTCTGGGCAAGCTCATAGTCAGCGCCTGACAGAACGCCAACCAGAGGCAGCAGGACGCGCCATTTGCGGTTCTCTGGAGTCGCGCCGGAGGATGAGTAGGCAAGCAGGCTCACATGCCCGCAGATAGCCTCCACGGCGCTCAGCACGTCGTCAAGGCTAGGGTTGCCCCGGTCGATGTCGAGGGCGAGCATACGGAAGGCTCCACGCTCGCGCTGGGCTTCGTGTGATCTGCCGTCGTGTTCGCGGTAGGTTGAGGGAATGAAAAAATCTGCGTCGATCTTTTCTTTCGCCTGCGGTGTGGAAACCATGCGGGCGATGTCGGCCCAAGAGATGCCGGGATAAACTTGGCCTGGCTTGTCGATCAGGGTGTGGAAAGAGCCCGGGGCTGTCAAAAAGCGGATGTCAGACATTGTGGCCACCGCGACACTTGCCACCAGATATTGCGTGCATTATAGTTTCTCCTGCATGGTTTCTCCGCCTGCATACAGAACCTGCTCCTCCCTGGGTTCTGCCTGCCTTAACTGAACCCCGACGCGTTGGTCTCGCGCCGGGGTTCTTTTTATTGTCAGAACGGGATCTCGTCGTCCAGTTCCTGCTTGATGCTCTGCCGCTTTTCTTCTTGCAAGGGCTGACGCGCCTGCTCAAACGGATCTGCCTTGCTTTCGACGGTGTCGAAGTCGTCCATGCCGCCGTCGCCATAACGCGCCTCGGTGACCTGCACAGCGTCCAACAGGAGGCTGATGCCGCCGTTGCCATCGGGATCGATCACCGCCACGGCCCATGCGCGCACGGTGCCTTTTGAGCCGCCCCAAAAGGCCAGATCGGCCAGCGGCTGTTTCTGCCCGTCGATGACGGTGGGCGCTTTGTTGGGCGTGCCGTCTTTCTTCATGCCATTGCGCTTGGCCGCGAACTGCACGATGCCCGTCTCGTTGCCGTGTTCGTCCTTCAGCTTTTTCATGCCGAAGACGGTTTTGAACTGTGGCATCTTGCTGTTGCGCGAACGGCAAGCCTCATAGTGGGCGCGCAGTTCTTCGTAAAGCGGCTTGGCCTGCTCCTTTGGCATCTCAAAGGCCACGCTCCAAGCCGCGTTGGATGCGGTCGGCGCGCAGGGTTCGCTGGCCTGCTTTTGGGTGTTGAATCGGAAGGTGCCGCTCAATTTTGGGTATTGCAGGGTCACGTTCTTGGCGAGAACCTTGTGGAAATCATCGTTGTTAGCCATTTTTTGCTCCTCTTGGCGTTGGTCTTAGAAGTCTGCGGTTTGTTCGAAGATGTCATCTTCGGTGGTCTCGGCCTGCCAGCGTGGCAGATCGATATGGTTAATCAGTGGCCAGCCCGTTGTGAAGTCGGAAACTGCGGTGGCGTTGCTGATATTTTGGAGGGTCTGGGTCACGATCATGTCGGCGTGTTCCAGATAGCGGTCGGTCAGGGCGTGGACACCGACAGCATAGGGTGCCTCCTTTTCGACTGCGATGAACATGAACGTGTCGGCTTTGTAGCCAGCGGCACGCAGGGCGCGCAGGTAGAAGGCGGCCTGCACGTCGTATGCGTATTTGCGAAGCTCACGCGGGAAGCCGTCCGGACTGGCGTCGGTGGTGGTCTTCACGTCGAACACAAGGCCGACCTCGGGCAGATAGCCGTCGGGGCGGCACTTGATCTCGGTGCCTGTCGTTGGATCGATGCCGAAGAAACTGGCTTCGGCGACGAAGGTTGGATCGGCGAGATACATGGCCGCGACCGGGTGGGATTTGACAGCATCGGCGATGCGCGCGGCCAGATCAAACTCGGCCTCTGGCAGCAGGATCTGGCCATCCAAGTCGGCGGCAAGCTGGGCATCTTTCCACTTGTTGCCACGGCGATCCTCTGGGCCGCGCAGGACGAGGTTCTTTTCCGGTTCCAGCACCAGAGCGTGAACGGCGCTGCCCAAGGCGAAGGCAGAGCTCTCCTTACGGACCTTGCCCTTCCAGTGGGCCAGAGACGTTTTGTAAACCGCTTTCACGTCCGAAGACGAGAGAGCGGGGTGGGCGTGGTATTCTTTGTTGGTCAGGTCGGTTCTCATTTCTTTCTCCATCCATAATATGCGATCAGAGCCGCCTCGGCCCGACCGTCGTCTTTCTTGCGCGCCCACAGATGGGACTGATCTGGAAACACGCTTGATGCGTATGCCCTTGATGCGTCCTTGTCGGTGGACAGGCCGAAGTGCTTTTTCCACGTCGCCGGCGGCACTTCATTCGTAGGCACGCCAGCGAAGAACAGGCAGGCCTTCATCTCGCCGTATGCCTGCGCGATGGTGACGGCATTTTTGATGCCGATCATGCGCGGGAAGAACGGCCTTTCAATCCAAGCGCACCGCACTCTGCCGATCTCGGACAGGATGGCCCGCTTTTCCTCGATGGTGCCGGGCATGTCGTAGACATGCACGCTCATGTCGTTACCGTCCATGACCGCGATGGCACCCGTTTTGCCGGGGTCGATGCCGATGTAGAGCGCCATCACTCGCCACGCAGGAGGGCTTGCTCTGCGATCTCGCCGCCGCAGGCCAGATAGCCGCAGCCGTCAACCCAGTTGTCCGCGTGGGCCGGGTTGGCCTTGGCGCGGGCCAGCTTCAGCAGGGTCATCATGATGGCGACATCTTCCGGCCTAACGCAAGCGTCAAGGTGGGCCGACCAGTAAGCGGCGATCAGGCCGAAGTTGGCCTCGGCGCTGCCATGCGTGTTGGCGCGGTCAACGGTGACGTATGCCTTTGCGGTGTCAAGGATCTCGGAGCGATTCATGCCGTATCCCCCGCGCTGATCCATTCCTCTTCAAGCCGCACATCCTCGATCCCGGTGATGTCCGCAATGCGGTGGCGGCAGACTGCGGACGGCACGCTGCGGCCAGTCATCCAGCGGCTAAAGCTGGAAGATGCTACTGGGATCTGCTGGGCGATCCAGCCCAGCTTGCGCCCGTCCTTGTCGCACCATTGCCTGATTTTTGTTTGAGCCATCATTTTGGCGCTCTCCTTTGTTTCGGTGATGTAGGCTTATGGTATAAAAAAAGATGCGTCAAGCGCAATTATTTGCTTGCACGCGGTGCGGTAGGCTGTATTGTGGGGATACAAACTAGCAAACAAGGAAACAACAACATGACCAGCCAAATGCAAGTAGATAACCTCAAGGCATCTTGCCAATATTTTGCGGCTGGCGCGCTTGCCTACGCACTTGGCAAACCGCGCCAGTATGGCCAGCACTTTGGGATGAAAAGCAGCCGCGACTTGGCTATGCGCACGTTCTTTGATGGATACGATGCGGCGTCCCAAAGCCATCGCGCCATGACGCAAGGCAACGCCGCATGACCGATCTCGAACTCGAACTAGACTTGCTAGGCGTCATCGCCCGGCCAGCACCCCGACCCCAGCAAGCGGCCTTCGCGCCGCCCCAGTGTAAACCAACTAAAGACCAACCAGACCCACCTTTTTGATAGGAGAGAGACATGACTAACATTACCATCACGATCACACTCGACCAAGCCTACACCGCGATTGACTGCATTGACCGCGATATAGACTACAGCACGCACAACCAGCCTGACTATCAAGACATTGGTGAGATGATGTACAACCTGCGC